TCCGACAGCCGGGGGTGGGTGGCCGGCACGAACGGCTCGTCCTTGAGCTCGGGGCGGTCCAGGGCGTACAGCGCCCACAGCGCCGACAGGTCCAGCAGCCCCGGGACGGTGACGACGTCCTGCGGGTCGACCTCGAGCTCGGAGACGAGCACGCCGAGGATCTGCGGGTCCATCGTCTCGGTCACCTCCAGCCGCACCGCCGGGCCGAACCGGCGGCGGTAGGACCACGGCACGTTGCCGTACCCGCCGGCCTTCCGGGCCCGGTCGAGCAGGAAATGCACCGCCCCGTGCGCGTTCGCGCACAGACCGATTCTGTTCAGCTTCGTGTCCGGCCCGCCGTCGCCGAGCGGGTGGATGTGGTGACTTTCGATCGGGACGTCCTCGCGGTGGCGGTGCGCCGCGCAGGTCCGGCCCATCGCCCGCTCTACGGGGCCGGCCACAGTTTCCACGCCGACGGCCCGTACAGGGCGGGGGTCTGCGGGTAGTCCTGCGACGGCAGCGACATGCGGATCTCGGCGTACCAGTCCCGCATCGTCGCCCCCGGCGGCAGGGTGCGCAGCGCGGCCAGCGCGGCCTTGGTGAACGCGCCGTTTGGTTTCCCGCCGAACCACGCGTCGTAGGCGTACTCCCCGTCGGCGCAGCCGGACAGCAGCAACGCCGACGGCCGGGGTGCCGCCCGGGCGACCGCCGGGGCGGCCTTGGCGTCGGGCTGGTAGGTGCGCGGCGGCAGGAACCGCACCGCCTGCAACGTCGCGCCCAGCGGCGCGGCCAGGCGGGTCACCGTGCCGGAATGGCAGGAGTCGGAGATCAGTACCAGCCGGGCGCCGAACCTGCGGCGGGTGAAGATGCCGTGCAGTTCGTCGTCGGTGAGCGGCCCGGCGGTGAACACGTCATGCGGACACAGCGCCTCGTCCCGTCGGTCGGCTTCGTCGCCGTCGGTGTCGGCGACCCAGGTGCCGTGCCCGGAGAACGTGACGATCGCGGTGTCGCCGTAGCCGGTGCGGTCCACCAGCCGGGCCAGCTCGTCGACGAGTACCGCCTTGGTGGCGGCGCTGTCCAGCAGCTGCCGGACCGCGAACCCCCGCGCGTCGAGCGCTGCGGCGAAGTCCCGGGCGTCCGGGACACACCCGGACAGGTCGGAGGAGGTGCCGGGGTAGTCGTTGATCCCGATGCACAGGGCGTAGCGGGTCACGGGGTGGGCTCCGGCTCGTCCGCGTCCGGCTCGTCGTCCTCGTCGCTGTCGGCGAGGAGCACCACCTGGTCGTCGGTCCAGACGTACTGGGCTTGGATGTACTCGTCGCGGGTCACCGGATCACCTCGACGTCGATCGTGTGTTCCTCCAGGAAACCGTCGGCGTCGAACTTGGCGTCCTCGCCGACAATCCGGAACCGAAGGCCCCGGTCGAGCAGAATCTCCGACTCGACCCGCGCGGGGTCGCGGTCGTCCATCCTGATCGCACTGACCCCCGGAGGGACGGTGATCCGCATGACGGTCATCCCGAACCTCCGGGCGTGATCCTCGTCCGAAGTCGTGGAGACGTACGCCTTGTCGGTGAACTCGACGCCTGTCAGCTTTCCCGGGGTGCCGAGCCTCGATACCGACGCGCCGCGGAGGACGACGATCGGCTCGGCCAGCACGCTGTCACGCATCGCCGAGTCGATGTCCGCCACACGGCGGCGCATCTCCGGGCCGCCGCCACCGGTGCGGAGGTGCCTATTCAGGCCGATGAAGCCGGGCATCCCGTCGGGGGTGTCCATGCTGTTGTCCCCAGTGCGGTACCACAGCGCGTCCGCCCGGGGGTCGCCGCGCTCGGTGAGGTCGGCGAGGTTGAGCGGCGGGACTTCCAAGGCGGCTGCCTCAGTGGCCGCCGCTACCTTCTGCGCCGCCGCCTTCACGGCGCCCTTGTCGCCCCTGCGACCGTGGCTGGACTGGTTGTGTTTGCCGGGGAGGTGCCGGGTGACCGAGCGGGAGGAGGCTCGATCGTCCTCCTCGTCGTCGTCATCGCCTTTGTCGGCGGTGGCGGCGGGTTTGCCGGCGAGTTCGGCGGCCTGCTGGACCTGGACGGTGGGGATACCGGTGTGTACTAGGAGTGTCCAGTCCTCGGCGCCGACCGCCCGGACGACTGATTCCGGTTTGAACGCGGCGTCGATGAGGGTGCGCATGGTGGCGGCCTGGGACTGCTGGATGTTCGCGGCGGCGTCGCGGTCTTCCCGCAGGAACGGCACGTCCCGCGGGTCGTACCAGAGCCGGGAGGCGACGTCGGGCGGGGGGACGATGGTCTGGAGGCAGCCGGCGGCGTTGGACCATAGCGGGTGCATGGTGCCGTCGGCGAACCGGCGGCGGGCCTGGCCGTAGTTACCGGCGTTGAGGCTGGACCCGGCGAGCCCTTCGGACAGTCCGACGATCACCGGTGGTACCCCGGCGGCGGCGGCGATGCGGGTTTCTCCGGCGCCCTGCACGGCCTTGAGGTCGAGCTGCTGGAAGTTCGAGCCGACGACGGTGGCGTCGACCCCGGCGGTGAGGTACCAGGTGCGGCCGGCGTTGTCGGCGCCGCCGTGGGCGGACTCCATCATGTCCACCGCGGCGTCGAACTGGTCTCTGTTGACCGCCGGGATCCCCTTGATGACCATGTTGGGGGTGGCGGCATTCTCCATGAACCGCCGCTTGTGGCCGTTGAACAGCCCGTCGTTCTGGATTTCCCGGATGACCGGGGTGAGCCAGGACATGCCGCGGTAGTTGGCGAGCGGGTCGGGCAGCGGCGCGAAGTGCACCACCTCGTCGAGGGCCAGCGGTACCGGCTCCTCGCCGGAGTGGGTGCCGCCCTCGGTGTAGAGGTAGCCGGCCCGGCGCCAGCCGAGATGCCCGCCGCGCATCCGGCGGGGAGCGATCACGATGTCCACCCAGTCGGGGCGCATCCGGACCAGCTCGCCGTCGGCGAGGGTCCAGTACGAGTTCCCGGCGAGGTCGGCGTCCTGGATCATCCGGGCCAGGAGATCCTGGGTGGTGCCGCCCACCCACGGCTGCTCCAGGAGGGTCAGATCCTGCCCGCCGAACAGTTCGGACGGGCGGCCGGAGTGGTAGCGCTGGAACTGGAACCGCACCCCGGAGAACACCAGCATCCGGACCGCCATGCAGGCGAACACGACCCCGTTGGAGGCGTACGCCTGGGCGGCGTAGGACTCCAGGTTGTTGGTGATCCGTTCGGCCTTGTCCCCGGCGAGGGTCTGCTGGACGCCCAGCGGGTAGGAGTGGCCGTTGAACCACATCGCGTTCAGCGCGCCGAAGTAGTCGTCGACGGTGGTGATGGACCGGCGGCGGGTCGGGTTGAACATGTTGCGGAGCCGGTCCAGCACGGTCACGGGCGGGTCCACCCTTCCCGGGGTCACCGGCGTGTCGCGTAGAACGCGGCCGGGGCGGGGATCGTTTCATGTCCGTACGCGGCGAGGGTGACCGCCATCAGCGGGGCCACGTCGGGGCCGTCGTCGTTGCGCCGGTCGAACACCTTGGCGTCGGCGCGGTCGCGCCAGCCGGCGGCCTTCGCCGCGGCGTCCAGCGCCGGGTGGGGGCGGATCCGGACGTCGCGGGCCTGCGGGTCCGGGCCGCAGATCCCGACGTACACGGAGCCGCAGGCCGCGGCGACGTCCCGGCCGGCCGGGGTGGTCACCTCGCCGTAATGCTTTTCGATCTCCGGGATGAGGTAGCCGGCCGGGCCGGCCGGGTCGATCACCACGGCGTTCGGGTGCCACTGGGCGCGGCGTTTGATCAGCCAGCCGACCACCCGGCCGGTGTCGGCGGGGAACCGCGCCACCAGTTCTAGGTGCCGCAGCCCGGCCGCTGTGCGGCCGGCTGCGCCGATGGAAACGGTCGACAGGTCCCTGGACACCTCGACGGCGAACGCGACGTCACCGACGATCTCGGAGGTCTGGTCCTGGGCGGCGAGCCAGTCGGAGGCGGTGAAGATCCCCCACTCGACCAGGTCCGGCACCCGCTGGCACAGGCATTCGGTGCGGAACACCGTATCCGGGTCGGTGGCCAGCGCGCTGGCCAGCGCTGCCTCGGTGACGGTGTAGCCGAGCGCCGGGTTGGCCTGGGCCCACGCGTCGCGGTCCTGCAACCGGCAGTGCTCCAGGTGCGGCTTGGACCGGCACGTGCATTTGATGTCGTCCGGGGCGGACCATTCGAACAGCCCCAGCGACGACTCGGCGCCGATCGCGGCCCGGCCCTGCGACTGGAGGTCGTTAAGGACGATCGACCGGTCGTCCCCGGCGTTGGAGTACGCCCACACCTGCGCGTTGGACCGGGCCATCGTCGTCTTGGTGACCGCGGCCCAGGACTCCCACGTGTGGTGTTCGCGGAGCTCGTCGAGGTTCACGTCGTCGCCGGACAGGCCACGACCACCCTTACGCGACGCCGCGGCGATCTTCCAGCGGGACCCGTTCGTCAGCCGCAACGCTTTCTTGCCGTTGGTCCGGTCGACGTGGGCGACCTCGGCCAGGAGTTCCGGCACCGACTCGACGATCTCGACCGCCTTGTCCCAGGACTCCTCGGAGATGTCGAGGTTCTGCGCCGTGCCGATGACCAGCGGCACCCGCAGGACGAACATCTTCCAGAGGTTCTTGACCTCGACGACCGTCGTCTTGCCGGACTGGCGGGCCACCAGCACGATGACCGTGCGGAACCGGAACCGGCGGGCGTCGGTCAGTTCCAGGGCGTGGATGAGTAGCCAGCGCTGCCACGGCAGTGGCGTCACACCGAGCACGTCGGTGGCGAAGTCGACCGCGGAGAACCCGAGGGACGTCGCGCGGGTCAACGCGCAGCCGCAGCCGCACGGCCCGGGCGGACCCTGCACCAGCGGCGGGGTGTACAGGCGGGGGGTGGTCTTACCGAGCAGCGTCGGCGTCGCCACGGAGCTGCGCAAGACGCCCCCCGATCGGCTTGTCGACCTGCATCGCCTTCCGCGCGGCGGGGGTGCCGCCGAGGTCGCGCAGCACCCCCTGGATCTGCGGGCCGAGCCAGCCGACGGTCTTGGTGATGTCGCACATGGCTTCGAGCTTCTGCAACCGCTTGTAGAGCGTCTCGTCTCCGGCGGCGTCGCGGCGTAGCTCGGCGAGTTCGTCGGCGCGGCCGACGGCCTTTTCGATCTCCTCGGCCTGGCGCAGGGCGAGGGCCTTCAGCGCGGCGTCGGACGGGGTGAGCCAGGTCATGTCGGCCAGCGCGGCGGCCACGGCGGTGCGGAGGTCCGGTGCGGGAGGATGCGCGGGTTTCGGGTCCTCGACCGCCCGGAGGTTACGCTTAGTCACCATGGCGAATGTGACGTTGTGTAACCGTCCACAGTGGATGTCCAATGTGGACGTAGGGGTACCCCTACGGGCGCCCCCGGTACGGGGGTCGCGGGGGGAGAGAACCCGGGCGACGGTCTGGGTCCGCCGACTTCCCGATTGCGTCGCGGCCCCACCCCCCCACCCCTA